ACCCGCCGTAGGGGTCCTCCGGGTCGGGGTAGTTGTTGTACACGACCTCAGTCGGCAGCAACGGCACGCGCTCCATGCCGTCCGGCGAGGTGTAGATCCACCCGGCCATGTAGTTGTCCCGGTCGGGGACCGGCACCATCCGGTCGGGCCGCACCGGCCACATGCCCAGCGGCAGCGTGGAACCCTCCGGATGAGTGATGACCCAGTGCGACTTGCCGGCCGTCTCCATCCAGATGCTGCTGATCTCCATCAGCCGCGCCCGCGTCCACGCCTGCCACCGCACCCCGTTCACCTGGATGCTCGCCGGGGTGCTCAGCACGTTCAAAGCCCCGTGCTGAATGACCTCTTTGCGCTGATCGGAGCCCTGGTCGCTCGTCGTGTAGCGGCGCCGGCCATCCTGCGGCTGCTTGCGGTACAGATGCCAGCTCGGCGCTGCGACCGCCCAGGCCAGCAGCGAGATGTTCGACAGCGCGGTGCCGTTCATCTTGTAGGCGCGGATCAGCGCCAGGTCCAGGTTCGCGTTCAGGCCCCCGCTGGGCAGCCGCATCGGCGTGGGGGAGGCCAGCGGCACCGGCGGCCCGCCGGTGCTCGCCAGCGCCTTGCCGATCAGGCTGGCCATCAGCCGCCACCCCCGGGGGCGAGGACCTCAAGGTCCGCGCCGCCGTCGAGGACGATGACGCGCACGCCCTCGATGCCGGCCGCGGCGCGCACCTGGGCCTTGACGGCATCGGCGGCGGCCATGTCCAGGCTCTCGGCGAAGCGGACCACCAGCCGGTCACCGGGACGGACGGTCAGCCGCTTGACCTCGGTGATCTCCGGCAGGTCCATCGCTAGCCCGTGATCTTGTAGTCGGCCAGCAGCAGCGACACACCCACCGCGGCCCAGCCCTGCGCGAACCCCAGGTGGAACATCGCGACATCGACGGCCGCCATCGCCGCCACCGTCAGCGCATGATCCGACACCAGCGCCGCCACCTTCGACGGGCGCCCCTTCCGGCGGGCCCGCGCCTGCAGGTCGCGCGCCAGCATCCCCAGCAGGGAACGGCGCCCGGACGGGGCGGTCACAGCGGCCATGCGGCTCCCCAGCGGCCAGGAGTTGGCCCGCCAGGCGCGACAGCCCGCCAGAGCATGCAACGCCTGGCGGGCTGTCAGGCGACATCGTAGCCGTAGATTTTCCTGTTAAGGCACACTGACACAGGAAAACTTCCTGGCAGGAGGGTGCGGTGACAGCACTGCGCGATGTGAGCGAGCTGCTGTGGCCCGCCGTCGAGGAGACGATCGCGGACCTCGGCCTCGGCAGCAGCGACGCCGCCGCCGTCAAGCTGGCCCGCCGCTACGCCCGCGTCATCGACCAGGCCACCGACGCCAAGCAAGCCTCCGTGCTGCGGTGGCTCGGCCCCGAACTGCTCAAAGTGCTCGCCGAGCTCGGCGCCACACCCGCCGCCCGGGCGGCCATGACCAAGGGCAAGAAGCAGCCAGGCGATGACAAGCCCAACCGCCTCCAGCAGCTCCGCAACGCGCGCGGCGCGTAAACGCTGCACCCGCGACGGGTGCCGCAAACTCGCGCGCCCCGGCCGCAAACGCTGCGACGACCACAAACCCGGCGCCCCCGGCAACCCCGCCAAACGCCCCGGCGGCACCAGGCGCCCACCCCGCAGGCCGCGGCTGCTCGGCCACACCGAACCGCGGATATGCAGCGCCCAGCCGCGCCGCCCGCTCACCCGCAAGACCACCCGCGGCTACGAGGTCATCGACTTCGCCGAGATGGCCGGCGAACCGCTCCTGCCCTGGCAGCAGTGGGCCGCCAAGCGCGCCCTGGAGCTCAACCCGGACGGCACCTACCGCTTCCGCGTGGTCATCATCCTGGTCGCCCGCCAGAACGGGAAATCCCACCTCAAGCGGATGATCTCGCTGTGGCGCCTGTACATGGACGGCGCCCGCCGCATCGTCGGCGCCGCGCAGGACCTGTCCCTGGCCCGCGACCAGTGGCAGATGTGCCAGGACACCATCCACAACTGCCCCGATCTCGAAGCCGAATGGGGCAGCGTCCGCAACGTCAACGGCGACGAGTACTTCTGGCTCGCCAACGGCGCCCGCTACGCCATCAAGGCCACCAACCGCAAAGCCGGCCGCGGCGGGTCCAACGACGAGGTCAACATCGACGAGCTGCGCGAGCAGCGCGACTGGGCCGCCTGGGGCGCCCTGTCCAAGACCACCAACGCCCGCGCCCGCGCCCAGATCTGGCTCATGTCCAACGCCGGCGACGACGAGAGCGTGGTGCTGAACCAGCTCTGCGACAAGGCCATCGCCGGAGGCGACGACGACGGCGGGGAGATCCTGCTGCTCGAATGGTCCGCCCCCAAAGGCTGCGAGCTCGACGACACCGACGCCTGGTGCTGCGCCAACCCCGGCCTCGGCTACATCGTCAGCGAGGCCGCCATCCGGCTCGCCCTCAACGACCCGCCCGAGGTCTTCCGCACCGAGGTCCTGTGCCAGCGCGTCGAGAAACTCGACTGGGCGATCGACCCCGGCGCCTGGAGAGACGGCGCCGACCCCTCCGGCACCATGGACGGCCTGCGCGGCCGCCTCGCCGCCGTCTTCGACGCCGCCCCCGACGGCCAGCACTTCACCCTCGGCGTCGGCGCCAAGCGCAGCGACGGCCGGATCCGCACCGAGATCGTCCAGGCCTGGACCAGCACCGCAGCCGTCCGCGCCGAACTGCCCGGCCTGCTGGCACGCGTCCGGCCGCGGGCGTTCTGCTGGTTCCCCTCCGGGCCCGCCGCCGAGCTCGGCACCGTCCTGCGGCCCCTCGCGCTGAAGTACAACTTCCGCCCCGGCACGCGGCAGGCCAGCGACGTCCCCCTCGACGGCGAGCTCAAGGGCGTCAAGGTCACCGAGGTCTGCCAGGAGTTCGCCGGGCTGGTGCGTGCCCGCGCCGTCGTCCACGCGGACCAGGACCTGCTCAACGACCACGTCTTCGGCGCGTCCAAGCTGTGGACCGGCGACGGGTGGCGGTTCATGCGCAAGGGCGCCGGGCACTGCGACGCCGCGTACGTCGCCGCGGGGTGTGTGTGCACCGCGCTTGTGCTGCCCGAGCGGAAGGTCGCGAAGATCCGCGTCCTCGCGTGACCCGGCTGTAGGAAACCTACAAACCAGTTCTGGCCTGCACAGACACGCCCACGGACGGCCGTCACAATGCGTGATGGTGACTCAGGGTGACAATTTTACCCAACCTTTACCACGTGGGGAGGGAAACACGTGCGGGCGCGGCTCTGATCCGGCACCGCCCACTGGACTTCGCCACTCTGCGTCATCGCAGGTGAGAGCGCCGGACGGTGGTCACTGACGGTGTGTGACTGCCGTCCTGGCATCGCATTCCTTTGTAGGTTTCCTACAGTCACCATGCGGTGCGTGCCTGCGGCTGCGGGTCGGGTCCTGCCAGGAAGCGGTCGATGCGGCCGTGCCACGACTGCGGCCTCCCGGCCTCGGTGGCCCTGCGGTGCAGCTCGGCGGCCGGGGCGGCCAGGTTCACGAACCGGGCGCCCTTCCGCTCGTACCAGGCACGCTTGGCAGCGGCGGGCTTGCTGTCGACGATCCATACGCGGGCACCCTTCGCGTGGCAGGCGACGGCGTGGGTGATCGCGGTGTCGCGCACCTCGGCGGTCACCTTCCAGTGGTGGCTGCCGTGGCCGTGGGTGACGGGTGAGCCGAGCGCCTGGGCGATGGCGTCGAAGTCGATGACGACGTCGCCGGGGTGGGCGTGCTTGCGCACGTGGGTGCTCTTGCCGGCGCACGGCGGCCCGGTGACGATGGTGAGCATTACCAGGCTGTCCTCGGCTGCGGGTCGGGGTCTTTGACGGGCCGGTCTGGGTTGCGGTAGCCGGCGCCTTCGCCCGCGGTCTTCCTGGCGTGGCACGGCCGGCAGGCGGCCCGCAGGTTGCCGAGGCCGTGTCCGCCGCCTTCGGCCCTGGGGATGACGTGGTCGCAGCAGGCGGCGGCCCCGGCGCAGCCTGGCAGGCGTATCTGGCAGCGCCACTTGTCGCGGCGCATGGCGATGGGCCGGTTCCGCTTGTACTCGGCCGAGCCGTAGAAGGCGGCGTCGCGGGCCCGGTCCTCAGGTGTGTTCGCCCACGGCATCTGCGTAGTCCGGGTGGTCGCTGCAGACGGCGGCGAGATGGCGGACGACCGTCTCCCACATGTCCTGGTGGCCGGGGCCGCCGTAGCGCTCGGCGAGGATCTTCCGCTTGGCCTCGACCTCGCGGAACGCGCGGGCCGGGTCGTGGCGGCTGATCCAGTCCGCCGCGCTCTCATTCCAGGCGTCCGCGATCGCCTCTGTCGCCAGGGCGCCAGCAGTGATGGTGAAGTCGAACTCGCCGTTCTCGCTGATCATCCAGCCGACTTGGCCGAAGGTGGCGACTATTGCCTTCGCCGCCGCCTCGTCCTCGTCCAGCCGTGCCCGCAGGAACGCCACCAGGTCACCCATCGCCCCTCACCCTCTCGGCGGTGACCTGCACCCCGCCCGGATACGGCTGCAGCGCCACGATCCGCATCTGGGTGTCGTCGGGGCCGGACGGGTCCGTGATGACGTCGCCGGCGTGGACGGCGTTCGCGCCGGGGCCGGTGACCGTCCAGGCGTACTGCGGCTCGGCGGGCTCAGTCATCGTCGCCCCCCGTACGGCGACTCACGGCCGGGCCTCGGCGTCCAGCAGGAACACCTCCAGCCAGCCGTTCGGGTGGAACGTGGCCACCTCGATGCCGCCGGCGAACAGGCCGAGCTGCAACTGGCTGTCCACCTCCCACCGTTCGGCGCTGAAGGTCTTCCGGTTGCCGTCCGGGAAGACGACGGCGACCGGCTTCTTCGTGACCTCGCCGCTCATGCCGGTGCGGGCTCCGGTTCCGGCGTCACCGGCACGGGTGCGGGTGACTCGGCCGCGATCGCCTTGAGCACCCGCATGGCCATCTGCTCGGCGGCCGGGTCGATGGTGCCGGCCAGGTCGAGGGCGAGCTGCACGAGCGGGCTGTCCTCGATGCCCTGGGCGATCTCGCCGAGCTGGGGCAGGTGGGTGTCGATGACGCTCTTGACGGCGGCCTCGGCGGCCTTCACGTCCTTCTCGGCTGCGGCGACGATGGTTGCCAGGGACATTGCGCCCTCCTTGGGCTGTAGGTGCTCATCTGGATGGTAGTGCGGGTGGTGGTGGTGCACGGCGCGCCATGCGGCGCGCTCGATGGCAGTGATGGCGCGCTCGGCGGCTTCGGTGATGTCATGGCCCATCGGCGCGGATCTTCCTCATACGTGCGGGCTCCGGCTTCCGATCATGACCCCGTCCCCACTGCGGACGAACGTCAGCTCGACCTGCCTGCCCTCCAGCGACGCGGGCGCGCCGTCGTCCTCGAACAGCCACCAGTGCGTGCCAGGGCCGGCCGTGAGCGCCAGGCCGCGCTCGACGGCGCGCAGCCCGTCGGGCCACGGCGGGCCGCTGTCCATGAGCTCGTCGGCCACCAGGACCCAGTAGCGGGCGCTCACGATGACTGGTCCTTTCCTGGGAGGTAACCGAGCCGACGGCACAGGGCCGTCCACCGGTTGGCCGTGGCGCGGCTCAGGCCGTTCGCCCGAGCCGCGGCGGTCATCGCCCGGTGCGGCTGGCGGGCCAGCTCGGCGAGGTAGTCGCTGGCGAACCCGCGGAGCTTCCCCGCGTCGTAGCCAGGCGGCGGGACGGACGCCCCAGGCGCAGACCGGTGAAGACGCAGCGGCCGTCCTCGGCCCGGTGGCGACCGGGCGCGACCGGCCCGAGATCACCGCGGCGGTGCTCCGCCGCCCCGACGTCGAGTCGGAACTGCCGAGGCGCCCGGCCGGGGATTCCACGACCCACTCGCCTTCGGGCCCACCCTTCAGGAAGCGGTAACAGGCCGCTCCCTGTCGCGCCGCAGGTGCTTCCAGCACCGTCACTTCGCGCCTCCCTGCGCCGTTCTCCGCCCCGCAGGGGGCTTGGCCTTCCCGCCACCCGCCGGAGCCCGCGTCCGCCGCCGTGGCGCTGGCGCGGCAGCCGGCGCGGGCGGCTGCGCGCTCTCGGCCAGCTCGGCCCGGACGGCGGCCTCGTCGGCCTTGGTGTACGGCTGGCCGCGGTTGCCGGCGGCGCGCTTCTCCGCGGCAGCCACCAGCCGGTCGAGGACGCTCTTGGTGGGGCCGCCGCGATCCAGCATCGACCGCCACTCGCTGGTCAGGATCGCGGCGAAGTCCGCGTACAGGCCGGTCACGTGGTCCTCCTGGCTGCGGGTGCCGTGCGCTTGCGCGCCGCTGGCTTCTGCGCCGCCACGTACTCGTCCACGTCGTGCATGACGGCCGCGGTGAACAGCCGGTCGGCCGCTGCCTTGCGGAACGGGACGCGGCGGCGGGCCTTGTCGCGGGCGTGCAGCGCCTGGGCGATGCGGGTGGCGAGCTGATCACGGTCCATCACGGGTACCTCTCGCAGTGGTGGTGGCAGGCCGCCGGCGGCACCTGCCGTGGATGGGCGGGCTGGCAGGCGGTGAGCGCGAGCACCAGGAGCACGGCGGCGAGCCTCACCCGGTCACGTCCTTGCCGAACCCGAACGCGCTGGCCGGTGCCCGCCGCACCGGCGCCCACGCCCGCTCGGTGCCGCAGCTGGCCGTGCTGGCCTGGTCGCGCACCGGCGGCGTGGCCGGTTCGGCGCCGAGGCGTGCGCGCAGCTCGCCGATCTCGCTGGTGAGGTCCGCGACGGCCTGTTCGAGGGCGGCGATGCGGCCCATGGTGGTGCCGGGATGCGGGGGCGGTCATGGCTTGGCCTCCAGCGATTCGAGGAGCGCCAGGGCCTGGGCGTGGACGGCGCCGGTGCGCATCCACAGGTCCCGGACGGCGCGGGCGGTGCGCTCCCGCTCGGCGGCGGCGATGTGCGGCGCGGCGGCTTCGACGGCCGAGTCGATCATGCCGCCCGGCATCGTGACCATCTGCCGCAGCAGCGACGGGTCGCCGCCCACGTCGCTGGCGAGGTCGGTGCACCAGGTGCGGGCCTCGTCCCGGGCGGCCTGGACCGCTTCGGCTGGCAGGTCAGGCATGGTGGTCCTCCCTGGTGATGCCCTGGCGGGCGAGGGCGGCTGCCGCGGCGACGGCTGCGCCGCGTGCTGGCCGGCCGCTGGGCGCGAGGACGTCGGCGGCTGGCCGGGCGGACGGGTGGCGTGCGGCATCGCTGGGTGGTTCGGGTGGCGGTTTGCCGCGTGGGTTGGTGCCGCACTGGCGGCAATTCGGGTGCTGGCCGGCGTGGCCCCCTGCCGCGTCAGCGGCGGGGGGTTGGGGGGTAGTACGGCCGGGACGGGCCGGGGTCGTGTTAGTCACCGCGTTAGTAACGGCGTTACTGCCGCCGTTATGGGATGCCCTCCACTTCGCCTGCCGTCTCGCGGTGGCACCCCTGTCCCGTGTGACCTGCGCCTTTGACGGCTGGTACTCCCAGTAGTCGTGGATCACCCACCCGTCACTATCCACAGGGCCTGGACATTTCTCCGATGGGCACGACTGGCGGGCGCCGTGCCAGACGCCCCGTTTCACGCACTCGGCAGCGAAGCGTGCCGGCGTTCGCACCCGCGCTGTCACGCCGTCGAGGTCTTCCCGTGACACGAATCCGTCTGTGAGGTTCCGTGCGCTCCAGAAGATCGCCGAGGTGTGAAGGCGGTATGCAGCATCCGACAGGCCATCTACCTTGCGGTGAATCGGGAACTGGTCATCGAAGCGAACCCAGGGCACTCAATGAGTCCCGTCTCCTCGGTAAACGGATAAAGGGCGGCGCGGCTACCTGATGTTCAGTAGCTCGCGCTGGATGCGGCCGGAACGAAGGTCGTCCGGCCGCCATACGTCCCAGCTGACCCCGGCCTGGCGGAGCATCCACCCCCATCGGTCTTGCTCAGTGGTGGTCTTGCCGTACTCCGACTTCAGTTCGCGCGTCAGGAATCCACGCGAGCCGCAGAGTGCCAGGTCGGGCCATCCGGGTGCTGACCGGCGGCTGTTGTAGGTGTGGTAGCAGGCGATGCCGTAGAGCTTGCATATGTCGATCACGGCAGCCTGGAGTCGTTGCTCGTTCACTCGTCCGTGTCGGCGGGCGGCAGCCCGAGCCGCGCCCGTTCGGCGGCGTCCCACGTGGCGGCCGTGTCGCCGTCCACGGCATTCAGGAGTTCCCGGAGCCGCTGGCCGCGTTCCTCGTCGCGGCGGGCGAACCGATCGGTGATGGCACACATGTCCTCGTGGTGCTTGGCGAGGTCTTCCAGGCTGGACAGCGGCCCGTAGGTGTCGCGCGGCCAGTAGTCGGAGTAGATCTCGTCGAACGCGGCCTGCCGTCCCTCGGCCGCCGCGCGGGCGAGCCGGCGCCCGGCGTCGTCGGTGTCGCGGTCGCGCTCGTCGGCGTCGCGGGGGTCGTACGGCTCGGCTCCCTCGGGTGCCTCGACAGCCGGAAAGCTGGCCTGAGTGAGCGCGAACCAGGTCTCAAAATCCGTAATGGCATTACGGATTTGAGCCTCTGTCGGGTAGGTGCGGGCGCACTTCAGGCGCCACTGAATCTCGCGCTCAGCCAGCTTGTAGCCACTCGCCGTGGCGTTGCCGATCAGGGTGTCGAGCACCCCGTGCTTCAGGTTCCCCTTCAGGGTGGTCGCCTTGCCGTCCACGAGCAGGCGGCGGCCATACTTCCACCGCTCGATGATGCCCCCGGTGTCGCTGGCGGTGATGTACTTCTCCGCCCGCAGGTACCGCGCGAATCGCGCCACGTCTTCCTCCAGTTGCTCGGCCGAGTCTTACGTCCTGGCGCCGGTCCCGAACCGGCGAGCACCCAAACGTGCGCCAGGTCAGCGGGAGGGCCCGGCCATCCTCCGGGCCCTCCCGCACGCCACCTCACGCTGCCCGTGCGCGCGGCGGCGGCTCGCGGGGGTCAGGTCACTTGTTCGCCTTGGTCTTGACACTGAAGGTGGGCGCTCCGGTCACCTTCAGCCGGTGGGTGGTGTAGTCCCAGACAGCTGGCACAGTGACCGTCTGCACCGGGCCTTCCCAGTAGTTGAGGTACGGCTTGCCCGCCGCGCTCAGGCAGATCACGTAGGTGCCCTCGGACGCCGCGGGGGCGTAGATGCCGTAGGGGTCCATCTGCGGCAGGTTCGTCGCCCCGCCGCCCCACCTGCTGGTGATGGGGGCGATCTGCTCGGGGTTGGACAGCTGCGCGGTGTTGGGGACGGGCACACCGAGCGACGGGCAGGACATGAGCGGGTCGCGGCTGCCCATGTTGAAGAAGAAGGACGTGGTGGGGGTGCCGTTGGCGGCGATGTCCTGGGCGTCGATCGCGGTCTGCCTGATCTGCGACCAGTTGTAGTGCGGGATCGGCTGGTTGCTGATGAGCGAGGACGTGTCGCTCTGCTGCGCCGCCTGCTCGCGCTGCTGGGCGCTCTCCGCGTGGGTGCAGCCCGTGGCGAGCAGTGCGGCGAGCGGGACGGCTGCGATGATGAGCTTGCGGTTCATGGTGTTCCTGCCTGGTAGTAGGGGCTGGCGGGCCGGACCACGCCGGCCGCGCAGTTGCGGGTGGCCCATTGCGCCTGCTGGGCTGGCAGTGGGTCACCCGTCACTTCTGAGGCGTCCTGGCAGGCGATGCCCGCGACGGACGCACGCTGTGCCTTCAGCGCCGCGATGAGGCTGCTGTCATGGCTGGCGGCGATCTGGCTGGTGAGGGTGTCCACGTTGGCGATCTGCGTGGTGATCTGCTCGCGGAGCGTCTGCTGGTTGCTGTAGCCGTTGCGGATCTGGTGGGCCTCGCGGGTGGCGTTGGCGTTGCTGAACCACCATCCGGCCTGCCAGCCGCCGACGATGATCGCGGCGAGGACAACGAGGGTGAACAGCCCCACCCCGAACCATCGCCAGAACTGGCTCATGACGGTACTGGGTGTTACTTCGCTCACGTGCTCTCCTTCGGTGGCCGGTCTTTCCGGCCGGTCGGTGGGTGGCGGGTCAGGCCGGGCTAGGGCTTCTCACCGTCGCCGTCGTACTTCTCGCCGGTCCTGGGGTCGACCCGGCCGAACGCGGCCCTGATCTCGTCTTCCATGTCCAGGGGCAGCGTGGCGCGGCCGGTGCGCGACGATGGGTGAGAGCCCGTTGGCGTCGCCTTTGGGGAGCGCGCCGGAGAAGTTCGCGTCTGACAAGGTGTGGCTACCTTCCGGGATTGATCTTGAACATGCCGGGCTGTATGGGTGCGGGCCGTGGCCGCCCGCGCTTGCTGCGCTGGGCGGCGGAGTGGCGGGCTTCCGCCTTGCGGAGGTGGGCGCGCTGGGCGGCGCGCCGGGTGGTGTCGCACTCGTGGACGGAGTACCGCTTCTCGGGCAGCACCGGGTCCTCGCCTCTGCCGAGGAACCGTGCCCGCCACGCCCCGGACGCCTTGTGCTCGGCGGCGACGGTCCCGGCGGGGTCGGGGCCGTAGTTGAGCGCGGGGACGCCCTTGGCGAGGATGACGCGGACGCCGCAGCCGCAGGCGGTGAACTCGGTCCTCACGCCCGCCTCCGGATCGGGACCACGTTGCCCTGCTCGCGGTCCCGCCGCTCCTTGCGCGAGGCGAGGATGATCTCCACGAGCCCGGCGACGTCCTTGTGCCGCCGTGCCCGCTGGGCGTAGGCGCGCAGGGCCTTGCGCCGCTGCTCGGCGAACGTGGTGCGCTCGATGTAGGCGAGGGTGCGCAGGGTGAGCTCGTCGCGCTCGCTGAGGCGGTCAGCCATGGCTCACCGCCGCCAGGTCCTGGCACCGCTGGCACCGTGCGATGTGCAGGGACATCCGCAGGACGGCGCCGTTGGAGGCGTCGGGGCCGAGCCCGCGGTGCGGTGCGGCGAGGCCGCGGGCGGCGCGGGCGATGGGGGCGAGCGTGGCGGACGCCGCCCGCACGACGGCGGCTTCCGCACCGCAGGGGGCGCGGACGGCGAAGCCGCCGGCGGTGCCGTGGATGCGCAGGGGCAGCTCGGTGCTCACACCGACCCCCTGAACGCCGTCCGGAACGGGAACGCGGCCCGGCAGTCGCGGTGCTCGGCCAGGGGGTGGACGCCGCCGCAGTTGTCGCACCAGAACCGCTCGTGCTTGAGCAGCTCGAACAGCCTGCGCCCGCGTTCGGCGTCGCCGGGATAGCGGGTGACGCGGTGGCCTGGGCGCTGCCAGGTGCGGTTGGCGACGCCGCCGGACCACTGGCCGCTCATAGCGGCAGCACCCCTCTGCGCTCGGCTACCCGCTCGTACGCCGCCTCGTCGGCCATCAGGCGCATCAGGACGGCGACGGCCACCAGCCGCGCATGGTCCTCGCCGGAGCCGAGAATCCGGGCGATCCCGCCGGTAAGTCCGGCCGCCAGGGCGCTGGCCTGGTTCCGCTGATGGGGCCGCAGCCGCTTGCCGAGGTCGACGGGATCGATGATCGTCACTGTGGTGCCGTGCCGGTCGGTGACCTCGACGCGCAGCCGCTGGCTGACCGCGCGAGCGTCAGCCACGGGACGCCGCCTCCATGGCCGCGAGCCACTCGATCGCCGCGCGGGCGGTCTCCAGGTACTCGCGGCTGGGGGTCTTGGTGACCTCCTGGCCGGGCCGGTAGACGCGCCAGATGGCGTCCCGCGTGGGCTTGGGCAGCCGGTACCAGTGCGCCTTGCACATGAACATCTTGGGCGGCACGGGCGTGGTGCAGCCGCGTGCGTGGCAGGTGTGCTCAGCCACCGTCCGCCACCTCCCCGTCGACGACGGCCTGCCACCGCTGGATCTGCATCTGCCCGACGCGGCCCCGGTAGCCGTCGCTGCCCTGGTGGTAGCTGGCGAGCATGTCGCGGGCGAGCCGCTCGAGGGCGGCAGCGCGGGCCTGGTCCTGAGTGGGCGCGTCCTGCCAGGTGTGCAAGACCGTGCCGTCGATGACGCTCCGGGCGACGTGGCGGGTGTGCGGGCCAGTCTCGGTGCACTCCCAGACGCCCGACCCCTCGGCGGCCGTGACCGCATCGCACCCGGCGGGGCCGAGCCGGCCGACCTCCCGGACGTACGGGTCACTCATCGTCTTCCCCGCAGTCCTCGCAGATCCAGCCACCCTCGCCGTCGGCGCGGATCCGGTCGCCTTCGCTGATCGGGTCGCCGCACCCGTCGCAGTCGCTGTCGAAGCCAGCGGTGATCCATGGGCCGAGGTCAGCCATCCTGCCCGTCCTCCTGCTTGGTCACCAGCGCCATGAGCCGCACCCGGTCCTTGCACCGCGACAGCGTGTCCGCCACCGCCGACGCCTGCTCCTGGGTCAGCTCCTTGGTGCTGCCCAGGTCGTGCCCCTCGGGCAGGCCGGCGATCTGGGCGGTGATGACGAGGCGCTCGTCGCGGTCGTGGCCCTCGAAGCCGAGGCGCTTGAAGTGGGACTGGATGATGCCGACCTGGCCGCCGGTCGCCAGCGGCTCACCGGGCCCGGAGGAACTCCGCGAACTCGCGGACGGCGGCGAGGTCCCCGGCTGTGGGTGGCCTTGGCCCGCAGAGGATGACCCCGGCTGGGTAGGGCCCGGCTCGTCCTCACCCGGCAGCGGCGGCAGGCCCTCGCTGGGGGCAGCCTGCGGCGCCGCAGGGGAAGCGGTGGAGGCCGAGCCGTTCGCAGGCTTGGCAGCGGTAGGGCGCTGGCGGCGCTGGGCTGTGCGGGGCTTCTCTGCGGGCGCATGGTCGTTGCTGGGGGCGGCCGTCTCGGCGACAGTGCCCTCGTCCGCTTCGCCGTCTTCCAGCTCCTCCGCCGAATATGGCATTCCCATGATCACGTCGGCGAACTTGCGGCGGGCCAGCCGCGACGTCGCGCGGGCGTACAGCTTGTCAGCCGGGTACTTGCCGAGGTCGATCCCGGCCTTCTTGGCCTGGTCGGCGGTGAACATCACCTCGGCCCACGTGGACTCGCCCTTGCGGCAGGCCCGGATCACGGCGCGGGTGTCGGTGACCTCGACGTCCTCCCACTTGTGCCCCCGGGACTGGATCAGCGCCCGCATCAGCAGGGCCTTCTGTGTCGGCTTGCCCTTGATGACATCGATGTTGGCCAGGCTGGTCATGATGGACAGGCCCATCTCGCGGCCGGCGAGCATGCAGGCGGCGACGGCGGGGGCGTTTCCGCGCAGGCCGTCCGGGACGAACGGGGTGTCGAAGATGACGTTGGCGATCTTGATGACGTCCTGGGCGACGGTGATCCATGAGTCGGTGTCGTGGGCATCCGGCACGGCGACAGCCGCGCTGGGCTGGTAGACGGCTAGGTCGGTCATTCGGGTGATCCCTTCGGCGCATGGTGGTCGCGCCAGTTCAGAAGTTCGAGGGTGGGCGAGCACAGGACGCGGACCACGGCCGGGTCCACTTCCTCGGTGATGAACGCGGCGAAGCGCTCGGCCTCCGGCCGGCTGGCGAACGGGCCGAACACGGTCCCGCTCTCGGTGGCGACGACGACCAGGCGCGGGGCGCTCACTGGGTCACTTTTCCCATCAGGTCGTGGATCTCGGCGGCGCGGTAGCCCTCGTCTTCGCAGTGGCCGGAGACGCGCTCGGCTTGGCGCTTCTCAAGGTGGGCTTGCAGTTCGGCTGGGGTGCAGAAGACGAGGTCAGAGACGCCCTGGCCGTCAAAAGGTGACGGGCAGGAGCAGCCGCTGTCTTCGAGGTAGCCCAGGCGGACGCCCAGGCGGTAGACGGCGGTGATGTCGAACTGGTAGCAGCCGCTTGACCATTCGATCTCGCCGACGATGGTCAGCCCGAACTTGGGAGGGTCGGAGTAGACGTTCATTCGCCCACGTCCTGCAGCCGGACCTTCCGCACCGTCTCCGGGTGCGGCAGCGCGTCGCCCTTGAGGTCGCGGCACGCCTCGTCGGCCATCCGGCACTGGTCGATGTAGAGCAGCTGGCGGTGCACCCCGGGCGTGACGTGCATCGGGTAGACGTCGAACCCGTCGGCCCGCAGCCACACCACCCAGCACTCGTCGACCTCGGGCACCGGCAGCTCCTCGCTGTCCACGCCCGCGCTGCCGGACAGGCAGAAGTCGGCGTACCGGTACCCGGCGAGCTGGAACGCCACCGACCCCCATGGCCCGGAGGCGTTGGTCTTGTAGTCGCCGAGCACCCGCACGGTCGTGCCGTCCGGCTTGATCGCGGTGGCGAAGAAGTCGGCCGACCCGGCGTACTTGTGCCGCCTGCTGAACAGCGCCGGCTCGGTCAGGAACGGCTCGACGTGGTAGCCGTCGAGGAAGCCGACAGCCGACTCGACGTGCCCGCGCAGATGATCCGGGACGCTGACCTCTTCGCCCTTGGACAGCCGCTCGGCGAGCTGGTGCACGGCGGTGCCGCGCACCGCGGCCCCCTCGAACCGGGCCTTGGTCGCCCCGGCGATCTCCTTCAGCCGCGCGCTGGGCGGCATCCCGGCCAGCCGGTCCCAGTTATCCACCGCGTGCCCGGCGGTGTAGTCGCAGAAGTATTTCTCGGGTGGCCCGGACAGGCCCTTCATCATCGTGGTGACGCCCTTGATCTTCGGGACGCCGTCGAGGGTGTAGGACCAGTAGCTTCCGGACTTGCGGCGGTAGGTGGTGGCGGTCAACTGGTCATCCTCCGCAGCTCTTCGTCGGGGTCGTCGAGGGGCAGGTGCCCGCCGCACACGTAGGTGCCGTGGCCGACGGGGCGGCCGTCGTGGTCCCACGCGTAGATGCACCCGCACACGTACATGCGCATGGTGGTGAGCAGGAGCCGTGGCCCCGGCGGCGGCGGCACAGGGGAGTTGCCTGGCGGTCTGGGGGTGACCGCTGCCGCCGCCGGGGGCTGGTGGCCCGGCGCGGGCGGGGGGTGTTCCCGCGCCGGGGGCCTGGTGTGGGTGGTGCCGCTGCCGGCGGCCTGTGCCATGGCCTGGTCCTCGTGGCGGACCCGGGCGCGCCGCAGGACCCGGCCGAGCAGGAGCGCGGCCGGGACCGACGCCGCGCACCAGGCGGCGAAGCCCGCGAGCACGTACAGGGCGGTCACGTGGTCACCTCCGGCAGGGGGCCGAGCTTCGCCTCGATGATCTGGATGGCGCGGGCCTCGACCTGGTCGCCGAGCTCCTCACACCGGCAGCCCGGCGTGGGGCAGTCGCCGGCGGGGTGCTCGGGGATGCCGGCCTCCGCGCACGCCTGCTTGAAGGCGTCCAGGACGATGCGCTCACGCTGGCGGTGCCGCAGCCAGTTGCACTCGTTCATGACGCACCTGCCATCTCGCGCAGCGCCCGCCGCCACCTGCTGACGGTGCGGGCCGAGACGCCGAGCCTGTCCGCCGCCTGCCGCACCGAGAAGGCGAAGACGACGTGGGCGTGCTCGGCCGCGCGCTCGGCGCGGGGTTCCCATTCGGGGCCGGGGCCGGGGCCGCTCCATCCTCTGCGGCACCAGCGGCCGGCGCACGGCTTGCAGAGCCCTGCGCCCCGGCCGGCCGACTGGAGCGGCCGGTTCCTGCCGCAGCACCAGCATTCGCCTGCCGTGTTGGGGCACGTCACCTGCGCCATCCCCTCGGCCCACCGGGGCAGCAGCAGCGCGCGGTCAGGTACCCGCACTCATCGCACCGTTCCGGCCCGGGCGGTGCGGGGCCGATCTCGGTGCCGGTGGCCAGGAGCGCGGCCGTCCGGGCCTCGGCCTGCGCCCTGGACGGGGCGCGGGGCGGCGCTGCAACGGGTTCCGCTGGGGCGCTGCGGCGTCCGCGCCGGATGCGGTCGGCGATCTCGGTGGCGGCACGGAGGGAGCAGCCGGTGCCCTGGTAGGTGTACGGCCGGGCGGGTGGGAGGCCGTTGCGGGTGGTCTGTGCCCGGTCGGGCTTGACGTAGGCGTGCTCGGTGCGGTCCATCACGCCACCTCCAGCCATGCCACGGTGCGCTTGCAACCGGGGCAGGTGACCTCGGCCGGGACGCTGCTGGCGCGGTCGCGGCCGTCGTGGCCGCAGGCAAGGCTGATGTCGGCGGTGATCAGGTGGATGGGGTGCGGGCCGGGCGCGGCGGTGCGGCAGTGCGGGCAGTGTGGGCACGGCATCACGCCACCCCCCAGACCCGCTGGAAGGTGCCGGTGTCGTCGGAGTACTGGCCGGCCACCAGGTGCGGCCAGCGTTCCTCGTCGGTCGGCGCCTGGATGGCCTCGACGGCGGCGCGCAGCCCGGCCAGCGCGTCGGTGACCGTGTCAGGCAGCGCCGGGCCGGGCTCGGGGACCGGCTCGTGGCCGTTGAGGGCGGCGCGGCCCGGGGCGGCAGGTGAGGCACCCTGGTTCTGGTCTCCAGGCGGGTCTGCCGCCCCGGGTGCCTGTGCGGGGGCCGGGCCGGTTACCCCGGAGGGCTCCGAGCCCGGCCCCGGCGTCTGGCCCGGGGCGGAGTGCGCTTCCGCCCCGGGGTCTTGCGGCTGCCGCCAGGCCGCTCGTCCTGGCGGGCGGGGAGACAGGGAGCCAGTCAGATCGGCTCTGGCCGCCGGGCGGGGCTCAGTGGGCGCACACCCGCCATCCCTTCCCTGTGCGTCTCCCCTGATGGGAAGCAAGGTCACCAGCCCAGCAGCGGGACCGCTACCCGGGACTTCGTCCGGCACTGCCGGGCTGGCGTCTGGTGCCCCGCCGCGCCGCCAGCCCGCATGGGTCGTTACGGAGGCGCGGCGGGGGGTCTGTGGCTTGCGGTGGCTGTGACGCTCGCCGGGCTCCGGCAGGTACACGGCGGCGCCGAGCGGGGCGGGCGGCATGAACCGGTCGTGGTGCAGCTCGGCCGACCGGGGCATCGTGGTGAAAAGCCGCTCCGTCTCGGCGTCGCGGGCGTCCAGCTCGGGGTCGTCGGTGAGCTGGAAGTACAGGCGCACGAACAGCGCCAGGACGACGATGACGGCCACGGCGCCGAAGACCCACAGCAGCGCGGGATGGTCGAGCGCCCAGCCGATGGTGAGCATGAAGACGAACCGGGCGGTGCTCATGACCCACCGCCGGTCAGCCCGTCGAGGACTGTGGCGATCTCGGCGCGCTCGCGGTCGCCCAGCTCGCGGGCGGCTTCGAGGGCGTCCTCGTCCACCGTCTCCCTGATCGCCGCCTCCAGCTCGGACGCGAGCACGTCGGGCGGCAGCGCCTCGGCCTGCACGGTGTCGTCCATCCGCTCGCCGCGCACGTCGGTGCGCTTCTGCGGGGCGGTCGGCAGGCCGTACCGCTCGATCTGCGCCGGGGTGACGGCGACGCGGCGGAACTCCAGGTCCATGTATGGGTCCAGCTCCGCGACGAAGGCGCCGATGTCGGCGGCGAGGGAGTCGATGATCGCGCAGCCGGACGGGTCGTAGTCGCCGGCGTGCAGGACGATCGCGGGCTTGTCCTGGTGGGCGATCCGCTCGGCCGTCTCGTACTTGTCGGTGAGCCCGTTGAATCCCCCGGCGCTGTAGGCGGTGATGCCGTACGGGTCGGCGACGGCTGCGGCCTGCGGGAGCATGCCGGACGCCTCGACCCACAGTTCGACGTGGTATTCCTGGCCGTCGCGCTCGTTGTGGGTGTAGTTCTCGGCGGACCAGCGGACTGACCGCCAGAACGACGCCGGGCTGGGCCAGCCGACGCCGCCCTGGGAGTTGGTGCCGTCGTCGCGGATGGCCCCGAAGGGGATCAGCCGGGCGCGGCGGGCGCGGTTCAGGTACTCGCACAGCCGGGCGTACGCCTGCTCGGTCTTCTCGTACCCGTGGGCACCGACCAGCCGGTAGAAGATCTGCCGGTTCGTCAGCGGAAGCTGGGCCTGGTACTCGCGCAGCACGCCGTTGACGAGGCCGAGCAGGTCGAGGGTTTCGGCTCGCGGCGACCAGGGCGCGAAGCCCCGGACCCGGGTGGCCGTGTACGTGCGGCCGGTGACGGTGCTCACTTGCCTGTCTCCTTCGCGGCCTTGGCCTCGTCGCGGCGGCGGGTGGTGCGGTAGGCCAGCCCGGCGCGGGTGATCTGCACGGTGGCCTGCGCGGCGATGAGGGCCAGCAGGACGGTGTTCTCGTTCACGGGATCCACCGCCGTTCGGCGCCGATCGCGTCGTTCCATCCGCCGACGAGGTCGCTGGTTTCTGGCAGCTGGAGAGTGACGCCAGCGAGCGCGGTGGCGGCGGCGAGCGCGAGCGTGGCGTGCACCTGGGCAAGCGCGATCACCTCCGGCGGCGCGCCTTCCTTCACGACCGTGACCAGCGTGCTGGAGTCCTCCCTGACCGGACGGCTTGTGGTGACTTGCCGCAGGTAGCGTTCGGCTTCCTTGTAGTGCTCGGGCCCGTTCACAGGGTCACCGCCCATCCGCGCTGCCGCGCCTCGTCCGGGCTGGCGCACACCTGGCAGACGTGCGCGAAGTCGGTGGCCTCGTGGCAGCGGTCCAGGCAGGCGTCGCAGAACAGGGCGCGGGCGGCCGGTGTCCCGTCACGCCGTGGCACGCCGGGCTGGCCGACCGGCTTGCCGCACCGGCCGCAGGCGGCTATGACCGGCGGGCAGGCTAGCTGCCGCACGTCCCCGGCCACTTCGCCCGCGATCTGCCCGGCCGGGACCACGGGGAAGCCAGCCCCAGCCCCCCCGGTCACCTCGGGCCCGGCGTCGTCGGCCGCGAGCCGGTGGTGGGTGATGTGGGCCTGCCGCTCGGCGTTCGCGCCGGCGAACGTCTGGTGCTCGGCGCCCATCCACCCGCACGGGTGCAGGTGGCAGCGGGCGCGGAACAGCTTGTCCACCTGGACGGAGTTGGCGCGGATCTCGGTCACTGGGCACCGTCCAGGTGGTGCTGGTTGGCCCCGATCTGCTGCGCGGCCCACCGCCGTGCCTCGTCCTGCCCGGCCACCGTCACGTCGTCGGCCCAGCCGTCCAGGCCGGTCATCGCGTGGATGCGGATCTGGTTGGCGATCAGGCCCCGGAGCTGGCGCCAGGTGAGGTTGTGCTGCGGGAGCTGGCCGGCGGACACGGCGTAGCGGCACAGCAGCAGCGCGGCCTGCTGGCGGGTGATGGTGACGTGGAATCTGAGCCTCACACCGCACCTGCCTTGATCTCGTCCAGCCGGGCCTTGGCCACCTCGGCGCGGAACTGGGCGGCGGACAGGTACCGGGCCGGGCCGCGGTCGGTCCACCCGGCGGCCTCGATCGCGTCGCGCAGCTCGGCGACCGAGCCGTCGCGGGCCACGGGGCCGACCGCGACGACCTCGCCGGTGACGTCCTGGGCGAGGACCACGCGGCGGCTCACACCGCACCGGCCGGGGTGGGGTCGCCGCACGGGCTGGCCTGCGGCCAGGACTTGCAGACCTCGCGGTCGCCGTTCTCGTCCGGCGAGCCGTAGGCCATGTGGCAGCCGGTGTGGCCCTGGGCGGCCATGCAGATGTAGATGCTGCCGCCGTCCTCCTCGTACTCGGCGTAGCAGCCGTTCAGGCCGTGATCCACGGGGCTGTTGTCCGGCGCGGGCTCTGCCGGCCAGCGGGCGCACACGGCGTCGCGCTGGCCGTAGGCGACATGCCAGGCGCCGCCGTGGCCGGGGCTGGCGTTGCAGCCGTGCACCGGCACACCCGCGCCGGGCTGGACGTCGGCGCAGAACGGGCCGTCCTCCGCCGCGGGCGGCGGCAGGGGCTCACCCTGGGCGGCGGGCAGCGCGGCCGTGTACGGCGCCGGGAGCGCCACCTGCGCCAGCAGCCGGCCGGTGGACTGGATCTCGGTGCTGTCCAGCACGCCCTCAGTCAGCCGCCGGGCGGCGATGCGGACGCCCTGCATGCGGGCACGGGCGTGCTCATAGGCGGCCTGGTCGTCGGCGCGGTGCGCCGGGCGCGGCACGTCCAGGTGGTTGTGGATGGCGGTGAGCAGGTCCCGGAGGGCTGCCTCGCGGTCGGAGCTCATGCCGTCACGCCCGCGGCGTCCGGGCGCAGCAGCGAGCCGCAGTCCCACTCGACGACCTCGACCCGCTTGACGACCTTGCGGGTCACGGCCGGGGTCACCGTCTCCTCGACCTCCCGCTCCTCGGTGCCGGTCACGCGGCGCGTGCAGACGGCCTGCCGGTTGGCGTTCAGGGCGAGAGTCAGGCCGGCGAGGCTGCCCTTCAGCTCGAAGTGCTCGCCGTCCTTGCCCCAGACGCGCTTGTTCCAGGTGCAGGGGATCGCGCGGGCGATCGCGGCAAGCTGCTCACGCCCGTTGAAGAGGAACCAGTTGATCTCGCCGATGTGACCCTCGTGCGGCAGCGGGATCTCAGGGTTGGTTTCGAGGACGGCGGCGAGGGCGCGCAGGCCCTCGATGTAGGCGGTTCGCATTGGTACTCTCTCCTGTTGGGTTGTGGGGCCGTACCAGCGCCAGGGAAGGGATGCTGGTCCGGCCCCGGCTTTTATGCGGGGCCTATGGCCAGGAGCGCGAGCAGCACCACCGCCAGCGCCGCCGCGAGGACGAGGACGGCGGCCTTCCCGCTCGCCGGCACCGGCAGCGCGGCCCGGCACCTGTAGGAGGCGCGGAGCCGCTGCCACGGGGTGGCGGTGCGGTGCGGCGGCGGCCACGGGGTGGCGGCCCGGTGCTCGTAGGCGCGGATCATCGCCTCGATCTCGGCGTCCACGGCAGCGGTGACGGCAGGCTGCTCGGCGGTGTTCACGCCGCGCTCGCCGCAGGCTGCGGGGCGGTCGCCAGGATCGCGGCGACGAGGTCGGCCTGGTCCTGCGTCAGCGGGCCGAGTGCCGCAGCGGCGGCCTGCCCGGCGGCGCGGACCTCGGCCAGGGTGCGGCAGATCATCCGGCATTCGCCTCCGCCGGGATCTCTTCGGCGGCAGGGACGGTGATGTAGTCGAGCGAGACCCCCAGCTCACCGGCCAGCTTCCGGACTGCGGGGCTGGTCAGGCCGGGGGTTTCGACACCGGACTCGATCCTGCAGAGGTAGCTGCCGGAGACGCCGATCCGCTCGGCGAGGACGGCCTGGAGGATGCCGAGCCGCTCGCGGCGCTCGCGAATCGCCGGGCCGTTCGTGATTCTGCTTCGTGCCATGCAGCGTAAGTTAGCGAAGTTGAAGTACTCAGCACAAGTATCTCAACGAATTTGTACGTAGTTCTACGTAACGAGACAGGTCAGGAACTGAGAAACTTCGGCTTGACTTTCGTGGAGTTTCGTTCACGATGGAGGGCATGGCCGCCCCGGACCCCGTCGGCTTGAGGATCAAGCGTGCCCGCGAGCGCAAGCGGTGGACGCAGGTCCAGCTAGCCGACGCCATAGGTGTGACACAGAAGACGATCGACAACTGGGAGCACGACCGCTCCTACCCCAAGAGCGCCATCGGCGCACTGGAGGACGTTCTTGGTGTCAGCCTCGACGGGGACGGCGCGGAGATGCGTATCGTCAGCCCGCGCGCCCGGCGCGTGCTGCGCCAGGAGCTGGACGACGAGGACTACCGCCGGGTCATCGGGCTTCTGGAGGGGACCCTAACCTGGCCTGCTGGCGAGACTCAGCCGGAGGCTGCTGCCGCAGGTGAGGCTCAAGGAGATGGGCGTCCCGCCGGCTAGCGTCCGCCAGCGCCCGGCCGAGCATCGCGATCATCTGGTCATTGGTGGCGCGTGCCGCCCGCACCGTGCTGCCCGCGACGCTCACACCCGTCAGCACCACCACCGCCCGCAATGGCAGCAGCCATACCCCGCCAATGGCCGCCACCCAGGTCAGCGGCGCGAGCCTGGAGACGATCATCTGAACGGTCGCGAGCACAGGAGTTCCCCCCTCCAGCCGGGCGTAAGCCCCGCCAAGCACCAGACGCCCCAAAGGGCGGAATGGTTCACATACGGGAGCTTCTTTCCCTCACCTGTGAATAGCGCCCATCCTGCGATTGGTGTCACACGGCGCTCAGGAATGGTCACCGGGCGGCAGCAGGCGGACGGTCCCGGAGTCGAACCCGGGGCCGCGCCGGCCCGGCAGCACCACCACCGTGAAGCACGCGGCCACCAGCGACTGGCGGGTGGCCAGCGGCAGCGCGCCGAACTCGCCGCGGGTGATCCCCGCGTGCCGGGCGAGCAGCGCGGAGCGCGCGCCGCCCTCGGCCTGCTCCCGGAGCTGCTCCAGGCGGGCGTCGATGCCGTCGAGGCGTGCCATCAGCAGGTCCGCCCGCCCCTTGGTGTGGTCCCGGACCATCGCCTCGACGCGGGCCCGCTCGGCCGCGAGCGCCCGGAACTCGGCCGCCGGGCCGGGCAGGTGCGGGACCCGGCCTGCGGGGTTGCGGCGGTCGCCCAGCCGGGCCACCACCGCGGCGGCCACGTACTCGTCGAGGTGGGCGGCGTTGCGCTGCACCTTGCGGCACCCGGGCCGCACGCACCTGTACCCGGTCAGGCCGGGCGCGGGCTCCCAGTGGTGCTCCAGCCCGCAGCGGCGCCGGACGCACTGTCTCCCGTCGGCGTGGGCACGGCGCCCCTCGCCGCTGATCTGGAGCGGCGACCCGCAGCCGGGCGCGCCGCAGACGGCGACGCCGGACAGCAGCCAGCGCCGCGCGTTGGTGGCGAAGCCGAACCCGGCCGCCTTGTCGTCGAGGACGGCGCAGACCGTCTCCCAGGTGGCCCGGTCGAGCACCGGGTCCCATGCCGCCTTGTTCTCGCCGTCCGGCATCAGCCCGGCGTAGCGCGGGCGGGCGAGCATCTTTCGGATCGTGCCGTGGGTGAACGGGCCGCCCGTGGGTGTGCGCCAGCCGCGGGCGGTGACGTCGCGGGCGATCGCCCCGGTCTTCTCGCCGGCCAGCACGCGGCGCGCCATCTCGCGGATGATGCCCACCTCGCCGAGCACTTCGCGGGTGGCGATGACGCAGCGGTCCGGCGGCGCGTGGCTGACGCCATCGGTGGCGAAACCGAACGCCCGGCCGCCGCGGCCGCCCGGCCGTACCCGGCCTTCGCGGCGCCACCGCTCGTACTGGGACTTGCGGCGGCGGGAGGTGTTGTCGGACTCCATGCACGCCTGCGCGACCAGGATGCGCAGCACGAACCGGTCGTCGGTGTTGTCGAGGTCGCGCATCCCAGTGGGGGCGGCCAGGCGGATGCCCTTGCCCTCGGCGAGGTCGATCAGGTCTTCCAGGTCGCGAGGCTGCCTGATGAGGCGGTCGCCGTGGTAGACGATGATCGAGTCCAGCCGGCCCGCTTTGACGTCGGCGAGCATCTGGTCCCAGCCGGGCCGCTTGCGGTTGCGCTGCCACGCCGAGCGGGAGTTGTCGGTGTAGACGCCATCGGCGCCGGGGTGGCCGCAGCCCGCGGCGACCTGCCAGTGGATCTGGCCGGCCAGGCCGCGGCTGATGCGGGCCTGGTCCTCGACCTTGGTCTTGTCGTGCATCGCGGCGAGGGACATGCGGGTGTAGATCCCGGCTCGCTGGCCTGCGTTCGTCACACTGCGATGATATCCGTTAGTCCCGTGACATGGACGGTTCCATGTCACGGGTTACACGGATACGTAATCCGGGTATGGGCTGGGCGCGTCTCACTAGTTGCCCCGGCACTGACCGAGAGGGAATCCCCGATGAGCTACCAGTACCAGCCGCCGCCCGACCGGAAGATCGTGCGCACCGAGCAGGCCGGGAGCAACGCGTTCCACTGGGTCATGGTCGTGCTGACCGGCGGTGCGTGGTTCCTGGTGTGGCCACTGTTCCGCCGCAAGCGCGTGACCCGCGTCCGCTACCGGTAAAGATTTACTGCCTGGCGATGTACGGGGCGAGGATCGCCGCGAGGCGCAGGGCCTGCTCGCGCGTCATCGGCGGGTCGTCCCTGGCGTCGGCCAGGGCGGCGGCGTCGATCTCCTCGAGCGTCCGGCAGATCATGCCGGTGGCGCTTGCTTCACCACAAACGTCCCCTTGCCGACCGCGCTCTCGACCAGGCCGCGGTCCTTGAGCTCGCGCACGGCCCGCCGGGCGGTCAGGTAGCCGACGCCCCACTCGATGCCCAGGTCCCGCTCGGAGGGCAGCCGCTGGCCGGGGATCAGCTCGCCGCGCAAGATCTTCCCCGCGACGTAGTCGGCCGCCTGGATGTACAGCGGGACGACCGAATCCGGGTCGAAGGTGGGCGGCATGGTCATGGCCAAGATCGTATTGCACCGCTGGCCTGCGTGAATACTCGCATGGCTATGCATACGCATGTATCAGACTGTACCGTGTTGGGCTATGAGCACAGAGCCGACGAAAGAAAGCGTGGCGAAGGAATTCGCGGGCTGGCATCTGTGGGTGGGGATAAGCGGCCTGAAGTACGCCAGGAAATTGGATGTGGTGCCGCCGGTGGTGGTCCGCGGGAGGGAGTGGGCGGACGTGCGTGAGCAGATCATGGCCAAGCTGACGCCGCAGCCATGAGCACCCGGGGGGGAGATGCCGCGGAGCTTGACCACGTCATGCGCGACCGCGGCCACAAGCTAGCCCACCTGCAGATGCACTGGGGCGGCTCGTATGACATCAGCTGGCATGAGATCAGCTGGCACGGCGTCATCTGGTGCAGCGCCTACCGGGCCACCCGCAAGGACGGCAGCGGCTCACCGCTGTGCGCGCCGACAGACGGCGGCCTGCATCAGCTGATCCTGGCCGACTACACCGCCAGCCATCCGCTCGGTGTGGGCGCCCGGTGAGCTTCACCGGCCTCGGCTCGGCCGTGGACGAGATGGTCCAGGCGCTGGAGGCCAAGCACCCGCGCTGGCAGGTCTGGGTCGTGGGCCACGTGATCGGCCCCCCGGCGTGGTGCGCACGGCGCCACGGCAGCACCCGGCCCGTGCTGAACCAGTGGGCTGCCGAGGACCTGTCGGCCGCGATCGACCGGGCCGAGGCCACCTAGAACATCAGCGCCCCCCGGCGGAGTCGAAAGCTCCTGCCGGGGGGCTGACCCCCGACCTAACGAGGAGGACGAGGGCTGTGACAGAGGTTACCGAGAGCCACCCACCAGCCACCAGGGGCAGGCCCTGGATCGCTGGCCTGACGATGGCCGCGCTCGCCGCCGTCTGCGCCGTCATCTCTTACAACGACGGGCTGCTGCTGATCCACCTCTACGGCGCGAAGGGCCGGGTGGCCTACCTGTACCCGCTGCTGCCCGACGGGCTGGTGATCATCTCGACCGCGGCGATGTACGAGGCGGCCCGCGCGGGCATCTCCCGGCCACGGTGGGCCATCGCCGGGATCACGCTCGGCGCGGTGCTGACGATCGCGATGAACGCCGCGGCCGGGGCTGTCCAGTCGTGGCTGTTCGCGCTGGCAGACCTGTTCGTGCCGGTGGTGTTCTTCGTGGCCCTGGAGGTTTTGATCTGGCTTATCAGGCGTGGCCGGGGCGGCTCTTTCCCCATAGCTACGGGAGCTGCCCCGGCCACCTCCGGGCCATGCCCGCACACGGTGGCCCTCACCCGCGAGGACGCCGTCCGGGCGGCCTACGGGCACGCCCGTGACTGCCTGGACGAGCCGGTGTCGATCCGGCAGCTCGCGGCCACCTTCAAGATGCACCGGGACCGGGTGGCCGAGCTGGCCCGCCCGGCACCGGCTGGCGGGGCTCAGGACGGGCGTGGCGGGGGTGCCGCCCCCGAGGCTGGCGGCACCTCCGCCAGCCACGATCGTGGCCAGGGCGGTGCTGCCTGCAAGCATCCCGCCGCCGCCCTGGCCACCCCTGAGCGCGGGCGGGGCGCGGGCTTCC